TGCGCTGCAAGCCGCCGACGAGCGTGGCGACCTGCGCCGAGGTGGCGCCGATTTCGCGCGCCGCGATCGAGAAACGGGCGAAGGCGTCCACGCTTTCGCGCACGGCCACGCCGGTCCGCAGGCTGTCGCGGTACAGGCGCTCGTAGATCTCGCCGGCGCGTTCGACGGAGCCCAGCACGGTGTTGAGCCGGCCCATGGACTGGGTGAGCGCGTCGCCGGCCACGACCACAGCGCGCAACCCGGCCGCGAGGCCAGCGATCTGGACGCCGCGCACCGCGACATTCAGCAGGTCCAGCCCACGGGAGGCACGATCGGCGCCACCCTGGATGCGTTCCAGAGACCGCTGTCCGGTCTCGCCGACTTCGCGCAGCTCTTGCTTGACCCGGGCGGCATCGTCCAGGGAGAGCCGGACCGAGACGCGGCGGGTGGCGTCAGCCATGGGTCACGGCTCCTGCGTTGGTGGGGCGGTCAGATGTCGGTGGGATTGCCGCGCCGTGCGGCGGTGCCGGCGACGAGGCCTACGCGCAGGGCGAGCAGCAGCTCGGCCAAGGCCCAGCCGGCCGCACCGGTCGCGCCCATCTCGCGCGCGGTGGCGAGTGCGGCCGGCATGTCGAGGTCGAGGCCCGCCATGGTTGCCGTGGCGCAGGTGGTGGCGGCGGCCCAGCACGCGGCGCCCTCGACGCTGGCCGGGGCGTGGACGGCATAGGGGCAGGCCAAGCCGCAGTCGCGATCGAGCGCGGCGCAGCCACGGCAATAGTCAGGGCCCTGGCCGAAGTGCCATTCGGCCCGGGCCCTCAGCCGTTTCCCTCCAGGGCCACCGCGGCGACCGGAGCGGTGGCGCGGTCCCAGAAGCCGGCAGCCATCTCGTCCATGTCCATCAGCCGCTCAACGGCCTCGGGGGACAGCGGCAACGGCTTGCCGGCGGTGTCGCCGACACCCTCCCAGGCGGTAACGGCATGGCGGGCGAGCGCCTTGACCAGGAAGGCGAAGGCGAGACCGCGGGCCATGTCGGGGTCGAGGTCCGCGTCCGTGGCCCGCAACGCCCCGAGGCGACGGGCGGAGCCGGCTTGGGCCGCGGCCATCACGGCGGTGGTGACGGGGCGGATTTCCACGCGGACGCCGCGGGGAAGGTCGAGCCAGTACGGCTCGACCGGGAGGTCGAGGGTGAGCATGCGCAACTTGATCCTTCCGCTTGGCTCGACGTGACCCGGGCGCCACGTTGGCGCGATACGCAGGCGATGAGATGGTGTGTAGTGCTACGAGGCAGCCGAGCCGGCCCCATCGCAAACAGACGGGCAGCGCCTCGAATTTGATCGCTTACTGTGCTGATTTTGTGATGGAGGCGCGTTCATGGCGGTGAATTTTTATCTCTGTGAAGAATTCAAGTTTGGTCAGGAAAATAAGGGATTTCGATATTTATGCTCCTCCGCTTTAGAATACCTTGCCGATGGCGCGACAATAATTGGTAACATTTCGTAGGGTGATGGGAAGCGCCAGCTCGGCCAAATAGACGCACTGGTTCTTAGGCCATCCTCCATCTTCATAGTGGACTTCAAGGACGTCGGGGGTTTTGTTTGCGTCTCGGAGGATGGGGAGTGGCAGACGAGCGATGGATTCACGATATCTGGGGGCACTACAGATAAAAACCCGTTCCAGCAGGTCAGGCGATACAAGGCTGCCCTGTCCAGTTGGCTGTCGAAAAGCACTCTACTGCCGCGTTCGAATAGCCTCGATCACATCAGCGGCCTCGTGATGTTCACGCAGCCAATGATTGTGGATGCGTCCCCAATGGATCCGAGAACGACGAAGTGGTTCTGTGCGGCGGACCAACTTGGTTCCATGGAGTTTCTTCGCACTCAGGCGTCACCTCGCCTTCAGCTATCAGCAGACTGCATGGACCAGATCGCCGCCAGTCTGAGCGCGCAGCCGTATGCGCTCAAGCCGACAGAACTTTGGGTGCCCAGCAGCGCAGTAAATGACGCAAAGCAAACTGGCTACTTCGAAGCGATGCGGGACGTGGAAGACGCGCGCCAAGCTGCGTGGTGGGCGGAGAACGGGGATCGGATCCGAGCGGAGCATGAGGAGGCACGCAGAGGATGGGCGATCCAGGACGCCCTTGCCGAAATCCGCCGCACGATGGAGGCGCTCCAGCATGAACCGGCGATCGTAGACGACCTCATCGCCACCCTCAGCCGCACGCTCTGGCGCAAGAGCGCCCCTCTCGGCGCCGTTGTGCAGCGGTACCAACCGCTCACCAGCGTAGATCTCACTGTCGTCCTCCAAAGCTGGGGTATCGAGCCTGACGATTATCCCTAGAACGCTCTTGCCAAACAATGTGTTCATGGTTGAGGACGTCTCGCGACAGGTGTGGATGTATGCTTCTCATCGTAAGTAGCGGACTGGCAGGCCTCGTGGCGTCACGCGTACTCGGGTCCAGCCTGTTGGTTCTTTAGAACGACCGTCATCATCCGCGTCGCCGTCGCGTTGAAGGCGGCCCTGAAGTCGAAGCTGGCCTCGACCCCCGCCGGCCCTTCGATCGGGGTCTTGGCCAGCGCGAGATAGACCTCGTGCAGCGTGATGGTCAGGCTGCGGTTGGCATCGATGGTGAAGGCCAGCGCGAACTCTGCCGAGGTGCCGGCCTGCGCCTGGGCCAGCAGCGTGGTGTTCTCGAAGCGGACGGTGATCTGGCCGGTGCAGCGTGCAATGCCGGGATCCACGCCCTCGACGCGGCGATCAGCGCGGATGGTCCGCACCGCCTCCATGCCGTTCGCATAGGTAAGCCGCGCGCCAGTGACCTGGGCCAGCGCCGAGCCGCTGCGGGTGATCGACCCCTGCGCCTTGTTAAACGCGGTGTAGGCCGCGCTGGTCGGCGTACCGCCTGACGTCGCGCCGGTACGCACAGAACCCTGGCCGAGCAGCCCGAAGGTCGCGGTTGCCGCGCCGGTCGGCGTGAAGTCCATCTCCAGCGTGTCGGCGCGCACGCCCGTGCACACGTCGAAGGACGGCACGTCGGGATAGCCGATCTCCATCGCGTTGCTGGGCAGCGAGGCGGCGCCGGAGGCGAAGGTGTGGATGAAGTTGGTGGTGCCGGTCGTGGTGGGCGCGCCGAGCAGCAGCCGCAGCCAGTGGCCGATGTTGATGAGGTCGACCGGCACCACCGCCTGGCCCGCGACCGTGACCGTGTCCAGGAAGGGCGCCGCGGGATCCCGGTTGCTGCCGACACCGATGACGTCGGCGTCCAGCAGCGGCTGCTCGGCGCCGAGATCGCAGGACAGGAACGGCATGCGCCGCCAATTGCTGGCCGGCGCGGTGCCGTAGGTGACCTCGGGCAGCATGAGCAGGCGGCAATTCGCGCCGATGGCACGGGGCATGGGCTCTCTCCTGGAAGGGGATCAGGCCAGCGGCGAGCCGGCGACGGTGAACCAGAGGGTGACGGGGATGGCCGCGGCTCGGGCGGCGGCAGCGCCTTCGAACTCGACATCCTCGAAGGTGGTGCTGCCGGGCTGTGCCCATTCGACGGCCCCTCCGAGGGTGCGGTTGGCGGTGATCGCCGCGGCGACATCGACCAGCAGCGCGTCGAGCAGCGTGTTGCGCGCGGCGGGCGTGGCGCCGGCGACGGTGATCTCGACATCGGCGCGATGCTCGATCTGCCAGGCAAGCGGGGAGAGGATGGGCGTCTCCTCCACCGTCTCGCCATCGCGGACGACCACCAGCCCACCGGCGGGGATCCGCTGCGGGATGGTCTCGCCACGCAGCACCAGCGGCACCGGGTTGCGGACGGCCAGGGACGTGACGAGCCGGCTGTGCAGCGCGACGATGGCGGTCTCGCGCGCGCTCATGACCATCCCAGCATGGCCGCGAAGAAGCGGCCAGCGACCCAGGTCAGCGCCAGGCCGAGCGGGATTGCGGCCCAAGAGAGCACGACCAGCGTGAGCAGCAGGAGGAAGCGAGCGCGCATGGTCATGCCGTCCTCCCGCTCTCGCGTTCCCACGCCGCCACGAAGCGCCCCGGTAGGCGCCGCAATCCGCGCTCTGCCGCGCCGCGCACGTCGAGCCGCTTGGCGAGCTTCACCTGTGGCAGCAGCAGGAACATGGGCACCATCCCCTGCTCCAGCAGCCCGCGGGCCCAGGCCTCGCGCCCCTTGCGATTGGCGGTGCCGACCTCCGTCACACCGCCCGCGACCAGCCGGGTCCGACGACGCCGCCCGGTCTGCTCGCCCTGGCGCAGCGGCAGGCACCAGACGAAGCCCCGCCCCGATTTGAACGGCCGGAGGAAGGCCTGGCCGGAGGCGACCATCTGGGCGGGCGTGACGCGCATGCCCTTCTCGCCACGCCCCCGCCGCCCGCGCGCTGCGTTGAAGCCAGTCGGGATGGCCAGGAACTTCCGGCCGCCCTTGGCGCGGATCAGCGCGCCGCGCTCAAAGGCGTCGATAACGTTCGGCACCTTGGTGAAGACCAGCCCCGCCGGTCGTAGCGACTGCCCGGCGCGTGGGAAGATCATCGACCGCCAGGCATTGGCGATGCCGCGCGCGTTGCCCGAGAAGGCGGTGGTGACTTGCCGGCGCAGTTCCGCTTTCACCTGATCGGTCTCAGCGCGGATGGCGGTCATTGCTGCGCGCTCACCGGCACGGACCTCGGCGGCGAGCACCTGCCGCAGATCGCCGACGATGCGCGCAGCAAGCCTCACGGGCTGCCGTCGCTCGGCGGCAGGCCGGTGCGATGACGGATGATGGCGACGGCAAGATCGTGCAGCGCCGCCTGGCCGAGATAGCCGAACACGAAAGCGAACAGGAACCGCCCGTACTCGTTGAACTCGAGAAAGCCGCCGAGCGCATAGCCGGCGCTGCCGACCAGCGCGGCGGAGGGCACCTCCCAGGCGAGGCACCATCCGAAACGTCGGCGCTCGGGGTTGTTCCAGCGTACGAAGCCGCCGGCGAGGCCGGCGGCGGCACCGAGCAGCAGGTCGCGCAGGATCTCCAGCAGGGTGAGGGCGTTCTGCGGCATGGGAGCCTCCTATCGCTGGCAGAGGACGCGCCAGACGGTGCCCGACGCGTCGCGTTCGGCGTGCTGGACGGTCAGGGTGTCGGCACCGACGGTGAAGGTGTCACCGGCGTCCACCGCGGGCAGGACGGCGATCGCGACGGAGATGATGTCGGTCGCCGATATGATCCCGGTTGCGGTTGCGATGGCCCCGCGTGGCCTTGGGATCGATGCTCATGCGCCGGACGCCGGAACGCGCAGCAGCACGGCGCGGACGGTGGTGTCCGCCGCGAGCGCAGCGACGGTGGCCAAGCCGACCTGGAAATTGCCGGTCGCGGTGGTGGTGAGGCGGCGGTTGGTGTTGTCCCAGAAGAGCCGCGCACCGGCGGTGATGGCGAGCGCCGGCTCCTTGGTGATGTCGAACACGCCCTTGGTCTGGCATTCGATGACAGCGTTCTGCGCGCCATCGACGGCGGCCACGCCGAAGAGCGCGCCGACTAGGACGCCTTGGCCAGAGGTGACGCCGCCCGCATAGGGAATGGCCAGCGCCAGGCTGTCGCCCGGCTGCACATAGTTGCGCATGGGGATGAGGTCTCCAGAAACGCAGAAGCCGCCCACACCACCCAGCCAAGCGTTCGCTTGGCCGGGGACCCGGTGTCGGGCGGCCTCTGCATGGGTTCACGATGGAGGGGAGGAGCTGGAATCAGGTGCCCGGGTTGAACCAGGCGCCGCGCCAGTCGATGGCGCCGACGCCGAAGTCGAAGATCACCGAGACCTCGACACCATCGACGCCCTGGACATTGCCGGTCGTGACCTGCGGTCCCTCGGCGCCATTGAGGTAGCCATAGACATAGACCGGTGCGGCCAGCGGATCCGAGAAGAGGTACCAGCGGTTTGCCGGGATCAGCGGCTCGACCAGCGGCTGCACGAAGCCGGCATAGACGTTGGCGTTGCTGGTCTGCGTCGCCTGCACCGACACCGTGAGCTGCCGCGCGGCGAGTTCCTGGTTCGGCCCGACCAGGAGGCGCATGGAGGCACCGATCGAGATCGGCAGGCCATCCAGGGTCTTTTGCTTCATCACCGCGGCGCGGCCCACGGCGAGGTTGGCGAGGTCCAGCGCCGTGCCGGCGGCGGCCTTGTTGGCCCGCGCCGCCGCCGTCCCGAACACCGCCGCCGCGCCGGTGATGAGCGTCGGCCCATCGCCGCCCGCGCTGTTCAGCAGTGCATAGGCCGTCGCATTCTCAAAGTCGGCGACGCGCCGGCCGATCATGCTGGCGAAGTCAGTGAAGGCGCCGAGATCGTCGTTCACCAGCATCTGCCGCGTGACGCGGATGCGCCGCGCGAAGGTCTGCAGGAACACGAGTTCCTGACTCTCCGACATGGTCCCGGCCTGGACCTCACCATTCTCCGACAGCGGCAGCAGCGTCGGGAAGTCACCGACCCGCAGGTGGCGGTGCGGCTTGAAGTCGCGGAAATCACGGCGGAGGAACAGGGTGCGGTAGGTCGGCGCCGCCGGCGCATAAGCGGCCAGCAGCATCTTGTTGGCCGCGGCCGAGAGCAGCGCGGGGAAGTCGCTGGTGGTGTGGAAGGCGCGCTCGGCCAGGATGGTCGGGTTGCG